TTCTGGAAATAATTTATTAATAACTGGTATGTCGAACTTTAAAATATTATGGCCAACTAATAAGCTAGCACCACTTAAAAGGTATAAACCTGTACCAATTTTATCACCATGATATGAATAGACTTTTTGACTATCTATATCTCTAATAACAATTGAATGTATTTTGGTTGCATCTGATAAGAAACCATTTGTTTCTAAATCAAATATTAATCTCATAATTTTACTGCATTACTTCTACTTTTATATTTAGGATTGTTGGTATTACTGGAGCCACATTAAAAAATGCGTCTTCTAAAATTCTTTTAGTTAATGGTGTGTGAACAAAAAGTATTGGGTTCACATTTGGATATTTAATTACTAGATGAATTAGTTTTAAAATTTTCTTTAATGTTGAATACATATAAATTTTGTCATCATCATCTAGAAGTTTAAAGTCTTCATCTTGTTCAATAAATTCTTTAAGGACATCATCTATTTGTTTCTCTTTAGACATCTGTAAAATCACCTTCAGATAATCTTCCAGTCTGTCTGTTATAATGTAAGGCACAAGCAACACCTGTATCTCCAGAGTATCTATTTTTAAGAACTCTTACTGTTAATAAATCTTGTGTTTCTTCTGATTGTTGATTTCGTTCTAATCCAATACAAATATCAGTTAGCTGTGCAAGCGCATGGCTACCTCTTAAATGACTTAAAGAAGTTATTGCTCCTTCTTCATGACCAGACTTACTATCAATTCTTTTTAAATGACAAATTAAAATTAAACCAAAGTTTAATTCTTCAACCAAAGTTCTTAACTTGGTCATTGTATAATCAATTAGTTTTCTCTCATCACCCTCCAGGCCAGAGACAACCATATTGATATGGTCTAAAACTATATAATCACAATCACAACCTCTAACTAAAAATCTAATTTTAGACATTAGGTTCTCACTATCTGTAGAACCAAAGTGTTTATGAAAAAATGTTTTGTCTTTAATTTTATCCCAAGAAGTTTTTAAAGTTTCTTCATCAATATTTTTTCTAACTTCTTCTTCATGAATTTTTTGATTTAAGTCTATTGATATTAGACCTCTAATACTTCTAGCTACACTTTCTTCTAATGCTATGTAGCCAACAGTTTTATCTTTAATAACTAAATCATAGGCTAGTTCTCTAGCTAATTGTGATTTACCTGTACCACTTCCTGCAGTTAATAAAACTATTTCACCTTTTCTAATTCCCTTACATTTATTATTTAAACCTGCAAATGGATAAGATGTACTTTCTTTACTATCATCTTGAATAACTAAATCCCAAGTATCTGAACCTGCAATAATACCTTCTGGTGTGTAAGGTCTTGCGTTCCATATATGGCTAATAATATCTTTCCCTCTGTTGGACACCAACATTTCGTTGGCATCCTTCATAGGTAACTTGGAGATAAGAGCTTTTTTTGGAGTAAACAATTGAGCACATTCGATTGAAGCTTGATTGCCTGCTTCATCATTATCGAACATAAAAACTACATTCTCAAAACTTTCTAAATATTCTAAATTTTTTTTAATATATTTCTTTGCAGACTTTGCTCCAGATGGAACTGAAACTACTGGCCACTTATTACCTTGTACTTTTGAAACAGACATAGCATCTATTTCACCTTCAGTTATCGTTATCATTTTTTGGTTGCCCTTCCATTTGTGCTGACCAAACAAACCAACTTCATCCATATCACCTAACCAAATAAAATCTTTGTTTGGAAATCGAATGTGTTGAGCAACGACCTGATAATTAGAATTATAATATGGAGCTATCTGAACTGGCTGACCATTGTATTCACCAGTTTGATAATTAAAAAATTTGCAAGTATCAAAATCTATTTGTCGTTTTGATAACGCCTGCACTTGACCTGTAATCATATCTGATTTTATTTTTGTATTATTAAATTCGTTTACTTCACCTGTAGATGGTTCCCTATATCCACAACCAAAACACCACCCATGTCCATCTGAATACCTGGCAAGGTTATTTCTGGATTGACATTGTGGGCAAGGTTCGTGTCTTACAAATTCTGAATTATTCTCCTGGCTCTTCATAGCCTTCATCACCAGGTAATAAGTCGCCTTCTACCCATAAGAACTCTGTCTTCGCATATTCATTCACATCGAATGATGGACAATGTTTATCTGAAAAATCGTTATGTCCTTTTACTTCTGCATTTGGATAAGTCTTATGTAATTCTTCAATTAAATTCTTTAAACTAGTCCACTGTTCACCAGTGTAATTTGCATCAGCAATTGAAATATCATCTTCAGCTACACCACCAACCATACAGATACCAATTGAATTATGGTTCTTACCTCTACAATGTGCACCAACAGCATCAGTTGTTCTGCCATCTTCTATGACACCATTTCTTCTAATGATAAAATGATAGCCACATTGCAACCAACCACGCTCTTTATGCCATCTATTGATTTCATTAAAACCAATATCCATTGAAGGCTTTGTTGCTGAACAATGTATAATAAAATAATCTGTTGTTTTTCTACTCATATTAAAATCCTGCTTGTTGTTGATGTAATTCTTTGACCCATTCTTCTGGTAAAAATTTCTTTGTTGAATAAATACAATGGTATTTGAAGCCTTTTAGCTCACACCATTTGCCATAAGTTGTTTTAGATTTTTTTCCAATTTTTGTTTTTGAATTAGAAAACACAAATCTAATATCTAAATCTGGATGTTGTTGTTTAATTAATAAATGCTTCTTCCTATCTGAAGTTAGGAACTGACCTTTGGTTTCAAATATAATTCTAAATTTATCTGTCGCAGGACAGTTAAAATCTGGAGTATATTTAGAAGCTTTCTCTGGCTTGAGGAAGTTTACTTTATAATCTTCATAACCGAACTTGATATTATTCTGTTCAAGAAAATTATTAAAATCTTCCTCAAGTTTAGATTTGAATTTAGAAGTCGGTTGCTTGGGAAACTTCTTCTTGTACTGCATCTTCCGACCCTATTTGATTGTTTGAATAACCCTCGACTTTATCAAAGCCACTTGCTTCTGCAGTTTGTCCACCACCTTCAATCAATTCTTTTACTTGAACTGATTTAAGTCTTAATGAAACACCTGCACCAAGCGCAGGAGTAAACCATGCGAATGGTTGAAAGCTTACACGAAGGATTGAACCACCCCAGATACTTGTATCTTCTGGATTAATTGGTTTTAATTCACTGTCGAATAATGCAGGTCTCTGTTTAAATGTTTCACCTGTTTTACCATTGGTACCACTGGCTTTCATTTTAAACTTGAAGACATATTTATCTTCTTCTTTTGTGTAAGGTAGAGGAGCTTGTTTAATTTCCTTCTTACCTGTTTTATCTTTGGCCTCTGATATAGCTTTAGCTTGATACTCTTTTAAAATTTTTACAAGTGTATTCGCAGGAGCTTCACCAAGTTCCAAGTTTACTTTGTACTCACCCTCTGGCTTAAATCTAACATCACATTTTGTTAAGTGTGGATAAATTGCTTTTCCAAAAGGAGAAGTAAAGGTTTTTGCTTTTTGCATAATAATACCCTCCTAGGTATTTGAGTTGTTAATAATAAAACTGGATGGCCTGTTAATAATCGCACACAACATATAATTATTTTCTGGCCACCCAGTAGTGATGAAGTTTCTATTCATCTATAGTGTCTAATTGTAACGCAAGCGTTCTTATTAGAACACAACTTAAGAACAAAAATAAAAACTCCCTAACACTTGCTTTAGTTCTAATGAACCCTGCGCAGGTACAGGTTTTACTTTGCTCTGTTTTTCTGGAGCTACCTGTGGGAGAATTTCTTCTTTAAATTCTTCAAGTAAATTTTTCCCATCAAATATTTCTACAAATGCTTCTCTCAATGATTGGTTCATCAGTTGAACATCTGTAGCTAGAACACCAAAGCTATCATGGACACAGGCAAAATTATTTATTCCATAGCCATTAGCTCTACATACAGCCTTCTGGAGCACTGCTCCATCAAGAGCATGGACAAAGCAAGGTGATATTGAATTAGCCACTTTACGCTTATCTATCTTGTCTGTTTCAATAGCTATTGTAGTTTTCCTTATGTCTGGTGTGTATTTACGACTTTTAGGTCTATAAATTTTTTCACCCATATAGGTGTTAATTCTTTTAGTCTCCAATACTGGGCATACTAATTGAACTTTAAAACCAGTAGGTGTTGTCCATACGACAGACATACCATTTTCTGCTACAAGTTTAGAAGTATCTTGTAACCACTTCATAGCTTCTTTAGCAGAAATAATTACATCATCTAAAGCCTTCCAAACAAATCTTGAAAGATAAGCTGTGCCTTTAAAGATATTAGGAACACCAGGTATAGGATTTCTGTCTGTTGAAAAAGGAATATCTTTAATACCATCCTCTTGCATTTCTTCTAAATGCTGTTGGATATATTTCCTACAAGAAAACTGTGTTAGTCCATATACAATACACATAGTTACCTTCTTGGTAGTTTTCCTGTTTATCCCATAGTCCATCCAGATTTTTTTCATCTGACTATCTGGTTCAGCATCTAATAAGTCTAAAGTTGCATTAGCTACTTCACCATAAACATCTTGAACTTTATTTGATGGAACTAGATTAACTGCATTACCACCAGTTTCATCTTTAAGTAATGCTGAAAATATTTGTAATCCAGAATTAGTACAATCAGAGTAACAAATTAAATTAGTTACAAAATCTAAACTCTTTCCAGATTTAACAAAGTCATTCCATTCAAAACAGAAAGCTAGAAATTGTGCAGGTTCAGAAGCTTCTGCCCAAAACTCATAGTTACCATGTGGGTCTTCTGCTGATTGAATAATATATTTTTCATTATCATTAACCCACTTAATTCTATTTTGTAAAATGTCTTTGTCATGACCATACATATTGGCACCATGAACAGCCAACCTATCCACAGCTAATTGGGTTCCTATCTTCTTACCATTTCTAAAAACTAGTAAACCTTTAGCTAAATCATTTTGCTGATAGTTAAGTCCTTCTGGTACACAATATATTCTTCCACGAAAATCATATTGTAATGGAAAATAAAATTCCCCAAACTGTTCATAGGTATCTGCAACTTCAAATATTTTTTCAGTTAGAATTGCTTTACTATCAATTGTAGAATTATAACTATATATCGGTGAAGCTTTCCTAGAGTATTCCCTTCTTGCTTCTTGATTGGTAGCTATATCAAATGGCTTTGGTGGTAATGGTAACTTACCACTTGGAAGTCCTGCAATTGGTAAACCCTTT